AGTCTTAGGGATGTAAACATTCTTAAACTTAATTATAGTATCCTTAGTAGTCACATACTTCTCCCATACGATAGTATCATTTATTATTACAGCAATAGAATCGATTGTGTTTATCTTTATAGTGTCAGCGTCTTGTATAACTTTTAAGCCATGTTTAAGCGCTTTTTTATAGTGGTATTGTGCCAATCGTTCACTTGAGCATCCAAATAACATTAGAGCGCTTAAAAAGACCACAAGGATATGTGATGTCTTCATTATTTCTTCTTAAAAAAGTTTCTTGTTTTATCTGCTCTATTTACAGATTGAGATTGAGATATTGTTTTTGTCTTAGATACATGAGCGACATCTTTACCATCATGGTTCCCTGCTGTTCCATTCTTTCTATTTATACGCTGAAGGTCTCTTCTATATTCTCTACGCTCTTCAGTATCTTGATATTTCATATCGTATTTAACCTTCTTCTTCCTTGCTTCAGGATTTTCATGGTAATACTTTGCCGTTTTAGACGTGCCCTTAGTTGTACCTGCTAAAAAATTTCTCATCTTCCTTGTCGTGTATATATTTTCTTGTAATTCTTACTTGACTTTAAGGCAGAGGTCTTGCTCTTTGCATGAATGTTTGAACGCTTCACCTTTGGCTTTACCTTTTTAGTTATATCTAGATTAATCTTTGCCATTACAATTATTTGTTATCTTACAAAGGTAATTAATTATTTTGCTTAAAGAGACTTTAGCATTTCAATTAAATTAGGTTGCGGAAAAACATCTGACTTATCATAACGAACCGAGTTATGCGTAAAGATTCCATTCTCCCCTTTTAAAGCTCTCTTATCAATATCGAAAATTGAATCATTATATTCTTTACTTATGCCGTAAGTGTCGCATAGATATACTAGAAGCTGTCTTGTAGATTCTATTTGCTCATCAGTATATTTTTGCCACCAAATATGTCCTTTGTACTTGCTTTTTAATTCAGTTATTTGAGACCTATCAACCTTACCTCCAACATAGTTATAGAAGTATCCGTTTTTTTTGGCAAGTGGACCATAATTACAAATTTCAATACCTATAGATATTTTATCTAGGCTCTTATAATCGACTCCCTTTTCTGCAAATACTTCGGGCTTTAATCCAAGATGGTATGCCCAATGCTTAGAACTAAACAACTGAACTATAGTTCCATCTGCGCCAATAACAAACGCTGTTGCAACCCTACCTTCCTTTTGTTGGAAATAGTTAGCAACCGAAACGGCATTTGGGCCTCCGGCTGTATGGTGTAAATAGATTTGTTTTTTTGGGTGTAAGTCTTGAAAAAATTGGTCGTTAGATAGACGTTTCTGAACTATCTTTGCTATTTCTAATTCCATCGATATCGTTTTTAATTTCTTTTGCTCTTGAGAATAAATTTTTCATTCCTTGCCAAATATCTATACCTTTAACCGCCTTATAGTTCTCATTAATTGACATCACTTCGATTGACACCAATACTAATGAAAGTATTTTAGTTAGCATTAAAGGTACTGAAAAAAACTTCATAATAATATCATTTAAAATCCAAAAATCTATCAGGTAGAAACCAATCACTGCAAGTTCGTAAAGAAATAACTTTGAAACAATAGCAGATAGCCTACGTGACGTAATAGCTATTTTTAACTTTCTTGATTTCCATATTCCTGTTAAGGTATCTACAACTATAGTAAAACCTATTAAAAAAAGTATACCTGATACAGGTAAAAAGAATGCACCTACCACTGTTAATAATTGAAAAAATGATTGTTTAATTGTTGCTAATAATATTGCTAATTGCATTCTCATAAGTCTAAGTTTTCGATTGAATCAATAAGAGTAAAAGCTAAATAGAAAAAAAAAGTTATTCCAAGAAGATTTATATAAATTTCTCCTGTACTTAGCATCATTGAAAATGAAGCGAAAAAACCCATAATAAAATAAAGAATTACAAAATAGTTTTTTTGCATAACACTTAAGTTTATTTTATTGCTATATTTATTCCTATCTGTATCATTACCAAAGAGCTATAATATCTGTTACAGTTGTGAAATCAGGAATTACTTTTATCACATGGACAGGAATAAATGTTCCTGCTTGTAACCCGTTAAAAATAACATTATCTCCTCCTGCAGTAATAACCTCAATATTTCCATTTACTCCTGCATATAAAACACAAGGCTCAATTGAACCTGAAAAATTAGTTCCTGAATATAATGTATACTTATCACCTATAGTCAAGTAGTTAGCATTTAGAGATAATACTGTAGCGCTATCCACCTTTGTAACCATTGATGCATTAGGAGTAGTTGTGTTATATATAATGTCTCCTACCTGAACACCTAACGCTATAAAATTTTTCGTAGCGTCTACAAGCTTATTTGCAAGAGTTGCCGTTGCCGTGCTACTTGTAATAGCATTCGGCATAGGAATGTTTGTTCTATTAGATGGAATAACCTTTAACGCTCTACTTGTTTGAAGTTTTAAATTTGGCATGGCTTATTTTTTTTTAGTATTTTTCATAGCTGCTTGTGCGTTTTTCGCATAGTTATTTCTTGCACTTGCAGTTAGATTTTGATTACTAGCTTCTTTAATATCAAAAGCTGTTTTTTTACCAACCATTGCTTTAGGAGCGACTTTTTTTGCAATAACTTTTTTAGTCTTCATAATATTATTTTTTACGATTAAACATTTTATTTACAAGTAAATTAGGATTGTTTAATGCCTCCTTTCGTTTTTCGCATCCGCAATCTTTACCTACAGCTTTTGAAACAGTATTTACTGCCTTTTTAATCCCTGTAGACGTTGTTATTTTTTCAATAACATCTCCTAACCCTCTAACATTCTTCATTTATATTATTATTTAAGTGAAATCCATCTTGTATCAATCTTGTCAAGAGGGTTTGTTACATCTGCCACACTTACAAGATACCAATCAACTGTCCAATCAATAGGCGCTAAATGTACAGTAGAAGCACGCTTAGGAACAAAGTTAAACGCCTGAGCAGAATATGATATACCTGTGCCTAAAACTGCGCTATCGCTTCCTGAATTAGTTGTAGTAGTCATAGAAACAAATATAACATCATCCCCTTTTATTACAAAAGACCTTTCTAACTTTATAATTTTTTGATTACTTGAATTTGCAAGTGCTCCTGCAATAAGAACAGGATTATTAGTATTACTAAAAGCTGTATCAAGAGTCTCTAAATTATCTGTTAACCATATTTCATATTCCATCTGCCCATTTACAGTCCCCTTGCTTATTAATCCTGTTAAATCTAAAACAACTTCTGATAAACTATTATATGTATTTGCAGGAATAGTAATAAGGTCAACTACCCATGGAGTTCCTCCGGGTAAAACATATTGAGGAGTATCATTAGCTGCAGAAAAATTAGCTCCTGCAGGGCCTTGTATTCCCTGTACTCCTTGTACTCCTTGAGGACCTTGTGGACCTGTTAATCCTGTTGGACCTGCAGGACCTGTTGCTCCCGCTACTCCTGCTGCTCCTGCTGCTCCCGCCGGACCTGTTGCTCCTACTGCAGCAAGCAATGCCCAATTAGGAGTGTCTGTTGCAGGGTCGATTGCTGAAGGACCAACACCTAATGGATTATAACAAAAATAACTAGCACCTCCAAAAGAGACAGCCTCATTTTCTAAATAAACTCCTAAAGCACTCCAAACACCAACCCAAGTTAATCCTGCAGGACCAATTGGTCCTAGAACACCTTGAACACCTTGAGGTCCTGTTGCTCCTGTGGCACCTGTTGCTCCTGTAGAACCTTGAGGACCTGTAGCTCCAATAGGACCTGCAATTCCTTGTGGTCCGATAGGACCCGTAGCTCCAACAGCTCCTGCAACACCTGCAGTACCGTTAACACCTGCAGCACCTTGAGATGCTAATAACGCCCAATTAGTAAAGTCTAAATTAGGAGTTGTTGTTCCTGATGTTGCATTAATACAAAAATATGATGCTCCACTGTATCCTACAGCATCATCAACAATATATGATGACCCTGAAACCCATGCTCCTTGCCAAGACAATCCTGCAGGACCAAC